TATCCATTTTTTTGGCCCATTGTTCTACAACTTTGACTAAGCTCCCAAATCCACTTGGGACTTTAGAATCTTGTTCTTCCTCTTCTTGAGGAGCAACCGCTGCCGCAGGTTCTTCTGGTGTTCCCATTGAAGCAGCAGGCACTTCAGGTGTTCCCATTGAAGCAGCAGCAGACATAGGAGAACTGTCCTCTGCACCACCCACAATAGACATGAGCTTTTGCTTGAGTTCTTGCGCCTTTGTGTCGATCATGCGCACCAAACGTAGATTCTCGGCACCAGCAGGAACATCTTCGTTGAGTTGTTCTTCTAGTGATTCGCAGATGTCTCGAAGAGACTTATAATCGGCTAAAGAGAGACTGTTGGGATTGAAAGATTCCTGAGTAGCACCCAGGTCGTCGCCGAGCTTGTTTTGCCAGAAATATGGGTTGGTTTGGTTGTAACGACCGTGCCACATATTGGACATAGTGTTCTTAAAACGGTCCCATACACCCCGACGTTGCGCAAGTGGCGTCATCGGGTTCATAAGGGTCCGCTTTAAGTCAGAAACCCAAGCATCAACGATTTGATTGACTTGTTTTTGGATATTTGCAGCCCTCTCGTGTTTTAACACGTATTCAGGCTGAACTCCAGTTTCAACGTCAGGTGTGGCTTCTGTAAGCCTATTGCGATATTCTTTGAATCCCAGCATGATTTCTCCTTGCTTTATATATCTCTGCTGAGATTAGTTATGATCGCTAACGTATTCACCAATCTTTTTTAGGGACATTAGGCAAGAATCGAATCGGTGATAGTCGCTGGAAATGTAATCCAGGGCGATTTCATCGAATTTGTCCGAAATCTCATCTTCTACTTCAAAGTAGATTGCTTTGCCTTTCTTCCCGACAACCTTGTACTTGTGCATGAGAATGTAAGCGGCAGCGCCCAAATCCGTTACGAATCGGTGATTCCTCGTCTCGAAGTTGTATTCGCCGATCTTCTTCAGCGACATGATGCAGGCATCAAATCGGTGAAACTCACTTGATAAGTAATCAAGGGTTAATTGGTCAAATTTCTCAGACGTATGGTCTTCAGTGAGCAAGAAGTAAATATCCTTGCCTCGACGACCAATAACCTTGATGTCGTGCATCAACAAGTATGCTGCGGCTCCAAGGTCGCTAACACTCTTCTGATTCTTTTTCATTTCTAGCCTTTCTCTTTCTGTAAATCCCGCACCCAAATTGGATGCGGGATAGGGTTGCATCTTCTTAGAACACTTTCTTCAACTGGCTTGCGACCAGCTTTCCTACGGTCCTCTCTGCAATCTTAGCAGAAACCAGACCTTTCAAGCCACTGTATGCAGCCTGAACTTCACTGTATGTGATTTTGGTCTGCGCACCATTGACGCAAAGGACATCGTTTTCCCACTGCAAACATAGATGAGAAACATTCAAGCGAATTGCTTTGATAATTCCATCTGGGTCTGCAATCTTGTTGGCCCCGAAAACCTTGTCAATAGCCGCCATACACTTAGTAGCGTTATTCATCAAATCGTTTCCGGTGTCCTTTACAACGCCTTCACTGATGTCGCTCTTGTGTTCAAAAATCTGTCGCTTCTTCTTGCGGCAGGTCCACAGGTTATTGTGGCTGAAACCAGTGCTGCGAGCTTCTTGATAAGCTGTCCCATCGTATTCTGATTCGGCAAGTCCTGAAATAGTTAAGTTCTCCTTCAAGCCATCTTCCAAAACCTCAAGCGGCTTCACGTTCTTTTCAAAAGCCATCTTGCGAATATCATACGGAATATCACACAGGTCAATAATGCCATCCTCTGCGGCGGCTTCGTGCATCAGATTGATATTGGCTGGGATGAAATACTTTTCATCGACCCAAACAGTTTCTTCTTTGTCATTGATGGTCTTAAAGCCATAGTTGGCCTTGTACCCTGAGTATTCATGTCTCTTTTCAATGACGGGATACTTGTTCCCAATTGTGAATTTCAGGTGTTTGACCTTAGACTCGTTCATGTGAAGAGGTTCTGGAGCGTACTCCAGCATCGTGTACTCTTTAGGCTTCTCGAAGATGGTGTTTGTCTTCTCTTCGTGTTCTCTTCGCTCGCTACCCGACATTTCTCCGAGTGGCTTGTAAAAGCGATCTGTGTTCTCTGTTGTAACTTCGTTCATTGGTTCTCATCCTTTTTCTAATTTACTTTGCTGCTTCCGCTGCCAGCAGACAGCCACGAGCAACACTGTATAACGGATCACTTGGCTTAATGATCTCGCCGATTTGAATAGGCAAATCAGCCTGCTGAATCGTTTCCTTAAAGATGGTAGCAAAACCATAAGGAGAAGAGGTTCCACCAGCAATTACCACGTCAACCGGAGCGTCGGCACGAACCGATTTGGTAATGTCTGCAAAACCCTTCTTGATACCCTGTACGGTATGTTCTATCATCAGCCTGTATTGAGTATGAATGGCTCGTTCCACCAACGAGGCAGGAGCCTTAGTCAAGTCAATCTTCGTCTTTTCTCTATTGATGAAAGAAATCGACTCGCCCGTGGCCTTAGCAGCCTGACGGTCGATCCAATCTCCTGAGTTGACAATCGAAAAAGCGAAAACAGGATTGCCATACATCGCATAGCATAGGTTAACCATGCCAGCACCAAAGCTCACGCCAATACCAGTGAAAGCCTTCTTGCCAAGTTCTGCATAGACCAGGGCTAGGGCTTCATTGATTGGGTGTGCATCCACCTTGCGACCCGTCTCATCCTTGTATGCCTTGAAGATGGCTTCAAGGATTCTCTGGTGATAATCGGCGTCTGTATCTTCATTGATGGCGTTGGCTGGTACGCAGTAGTACAACACTTCGCCGTCTTTTGTAAGGCCGTCAATCAATGAGTGCATCATGATCGACATAATCTGGAATGCGTCTTTTTCTTTTGGATTAACGCATCCGTGAATCATGGGCCGCTTCAGTTCAAGCTGGCTCATTGTGTAAGTCATATTGCAAGCCGCCTCGCCCAATGCGTAGGCCACCTTGTCTCGTTCAATCAACGGGACGCCTGCCGTCTTCATCATGTTGAATACGAAACGATTGTCTAACGGGAGTTCCAAGAAAGCATTGACTTCTCTCTTGTATACAAAATCTCCCTTGCTGTCCCTGTGGCAGCAGACCAAATTAAATGTTCCACAATCAAAACCGATTGGCATAATTTACTCCCGTTTTCCAAAATCAATTTTAGGTGAAGACCCAAAGTCAGGAATCATAAACTCACTATCTTTAGGCGATTCCTTTTTCTTTTCTATTTTCTGTTCCACCGACTGTGCAGAAACCTTAACACCATCGGTGTTTAAGTTTATGGTTAGCTCCAAGGCAATTGATACCTGGATTTCACCATCTTTGGTCAATATTTTGACCGATCCTGGCTTAATTAGTTGCGGCATATCCTATTTACCTTCCCTGCTATTTTTTTTCCAAATTAAGCTAGTGATATGCGATTTTTTCCATATGGCCATCGTTCAAACATTGTTCTGATCCCCGTCTGTAATTCCTCTCGACTTAGCTCGGTCAAGCAGGGTTTTTGAGCTTTATTACACTTTGGACAATCACCGAATTTGAAGCACGGCCCGCAATCCCAATTGCCATTGTCACGGTGTTTTTGAACTAATACGAAGTTAAAATGCTTCCCGTAAGCCTTTCCATCTGCAAAGGTGAAGATGCCCACGAGCGGCTTTTTAAGTCCTCCAGCCATATGGAAGGTTGCAGTATCAACAGATACGACATAATCTGCCACTGCTATGTATGCCATCCACTCTTTGATGGTAGCCCCGTATATCCCTGGGATGCCCAGTCGTGTAAGGTCTGCTATCTCTTTGTTATGTAGTCCAACCAAATTGCAATCTTTTGTGGCCTCAACGACAGCCTCAATTTGAGACGGCATTAAAGTCTTCACGGCCATTTTTGAGACTGGCGCAAATAACACGGTTGGTTTGTTCGTGTCTGGAGCAATAACTCTTAACTTCTTGCGACAGTATTCCAGAAACGCTGGGTTGAATCGAAACTGCATTTCATGTTTGTTTAACGTGACACCACAGTATTTGGCCCATATATCCGCTCTGTGTTCTAGGCACATTGGCGCATTTAGGTTTTCATATCTATCTGCAATTGAGACGCAGGTGTTGTAATGATTGATGTAGTCGTTGATGTTCACTGTTCTGGAATCAACTACTTCACTAAGACAGGGATGGTCTTTGGCGGCATCCATGTATTCTGGTAAACAAGCAAAAATCAAATCGGCTTCTGGACATATGGCTTTGAAGTCGGCGAATAGCATTCGTTGCATTAAAACATCGCCCAATCCTCCTTTGTCGTGCCATATGAGGATTCGATTTCGTTTGGCATAGAAGTCTCTAAGGCTCAGTGGCTTAGGCTTATAAACGGCGGCTGGTTTACGAAGATGTCCCATGCCATGATAGAGTGTGTCAATAAAAAAACCCCGGTAGGAGATTCCTACCGGGGCCTGAAATTCAAAGAATCAATTAGCTATTGCAAACGCTCTTGACCGAGACAAGAACTTGAACTGCTGTGGTTGCGCCACCAGAAACAGTATTTGCGAACTCCAACTTCGTGACCGAGAGATCACCGTGATTGAAGACCTGGGTTTCGCCAGCGCCAAGATCGAAGATTGCGTTTGCTGTGCCGTTCAGACGAACCTTGACAGCAGTGCCGCCTTGGTTAGCAATCTGTACGAACACTGCGAAGCCGCCTGTGTCTCCAAGGATGTCCACGACGTTAGCCGTGTAGGTCGATCCGTTAGTGATGGACAGGTCGTAAACCTTAGCATAGGTGTTTTCGTCCGAAACGTCGCTGTATACAGAGCCATCATCGGTAACGACTTCAATGAAGGCGTCGGCCAATGCGCACTGAGGATAAGCAAAACGCTTCCAGTAGTTGCAGTCGGTGAACTGGTCGCCGTCCTTCAACTTGCGATTTGTGTGATTTGGTCCAGCAACGTAGATTGTACGCTGAATCGAAGGACTCATTCCAGTACCCAATTGGCTATGATTCAAAGCCGAAATGGATGTTGCTGTTGCTGGGTTCAGGTCCATATTTCCCTGAGCAATGCTGTTCAAAGCTACCTTAAATACGCTCATGTTTTCTCCTAAGAGTGTATCAGAGTTGTGTGATTTCCCTAACTTCACATTAGCTATGCAGGAAGCATAAGGATTTGTCCGCTTGGGAAGAGTTTCTTGAATAGATTCTCACCAAATCCCGTTGGAATCAACGTAACGGCCCTGCCAGCAGCCGCAGCTTGATAGAATTGCTCGTTTTCAACCCCCACGACCCAACCAGCATCTTCAGTGCTTCCGTTGACTTCTGGCTGGTATCCTTTGCTTTGAATATGAGACATTGCCAGTTTGATTTGATTGCCTGTAAGTGTTTTTACAGGAGCTATGGCATTTGTAAGCAGAACGCACTTTTTGTTTTTCAGTGGTTGGTCGGCTCTAATTGGACCAAAAGGGATTTCAGATTCATTCATGAATTCCTCTATTGGATTTGATTGCATGTCACAAAGCAATTCACGAACGTAGCCAAACAAATGCTTGTTGTCTTTTAATTCCTCTCTTGTGATTATTCTCTCTTCACCTTTGAGTAAATAAGCTGAGTCTTCTCGACACGCCAAGTAAACCTTGACGCCAGGGAAAGCAGACTCCATGTAGGGTCTGAGCAACTTTAGTTGAACGATGTGTTCTTTGTTATTGCCGAAGTAAGCAATACAATAGTTGTCTTTGACTTTGGCGTACTGAGGTAAAGGTATTGGCATGAATAAAAACCATAATGAAGCCATTGCGGGAGCGAATGCGTTTCAGGCTTTTGCGAAAGAGTTTGGGCCTGATGACGTTTACACTCGCATAATTTTGGAAATTCTGTTGGAAGAACTTCTTTCTCCATCATACAAGCTAGTAACAAAATATCACGAGGAGAAGAAAGATGGCAGTAAAATCAACTGATTTGTACTTTTACCTTGGTAGAAGAGACAAGGGGGGCATCAGAATCCTCGCAAAATTTCAAGGACGACATCAATTGGCCGTGCGAGTCGATGATTTGGCACCATTGCAGTTGCCGGTTGGTTGGGAAACTCAATTAGAACAACTTGTTTTTGATTCCCGCATGTTGTGGGAGCCGTGGATTGAATCTGCCGAGACGTTTGATGATTTCAGAGCAAGTCTTAAAATCAGGGGATATTCAAACGTCCCGGTAAGCGCACAACCTGAGTTCGTGCCTGCGACAATACAGATGCCTACAGTTAATGTGTCACATCTTGCACACAAAACAACGATGTTGAGAAAAGGTCGTTAATCTTCTCGTTTGACATACATTCGATGTATGATGAAAGAGCCACTGTCAACTTCAATTAGAACATTGTGTCCATTTGCATCTGCAATGGTGCCGCCATTCTTCTTGAAGTCTCTGGCCACTTCTTCAATTTCGCCGTCTTGAGTTTCAATGCGAGAGAGAAGTCGCTTAAATGCGACCTTGGACTCTACTTGTAAGCCAATCATGTTTGGTTTTGATTTAGCATCTTGCTGATTATCCATCCACTTCTTAAAATCACTGAAGTTAAATGGTCCGAAGGGATCACCCTTTTCGTCAATCCGTTTGTTCATTATTTCCAACCCCGAAGAAGGATAAGATTTTACCTTCTTCTAAATATGTAGCATTTGTGTAGTTTGGTCCGCTTGAGCAATCGCCTGTTAAGACTTCTTGATATTTCTGGCTCCCCAGCCAGTATAAATTGCCATCAATTAAACCATGCGAAACCTCGTGCTGTGGATACATCCACAGCCCGTTTTCCAACTTTACTGCCCCTGGCCGTTCATCCTTGAACGAATCATCACAGCAAAACAACATCAGTCGTTCCACTCCGAATCGGTAGGCCAATCCTATGGCCGCACATACTGGATTGCGATAATCGTCCACTTGCCATTGCACTTCTTTCGCACCAAGCGTGGTGTAGCTCTGTTCGCCTACAGGATAGTACCTCATCTTGGTCCCTCTGTAGTTTCTCAGAAACTCATGGTTGACTCTAGGTGATGCTATGCACTTTGGTAAAACCTTTCCCCGTCTTGGCAAGTACCTCATGCACTCGTCATACGGATTGTTAACCACATAATAGTTAATGTTTCTGTTTGCAATTTCCCATTTTGCCAATGAACCATTCACGCCAATTATGGTTATATTTTTTGGTAATTGACCAAGAATCTTTTGCTTCTCTTTGAACCCGTAACCATCCGATACAATCACAACATCAGGATGGTGCGTTTGTTCTGAGTCAATCCATTGATTTCTCTGAAAACCATTTTGAACTTCGTTTTGAAGAAATGCAAAATGATCTTTAGCATCAATGGTGTTATTGATGTCAACGTATGGAACATTATTGACAATGAAATTACGGACCCACTTGTTTTGTGTAGTCAATAAATATTGATTGCCATTGGAATGTTTTTTGATTCTCATTGCTTATGCGTGCCGCTCATATAAATTGAACTTAAACTAACTTCCAACAAAGCTGCGATTTGCTTCCATGTTTTTCCGCTCAATAGTTTTTCAATATCTTATTTTTGCGCACAAGGCACAATAGCAACGCATTGAGCGTTGCCGTCATCTCCGGTTAGTCTGCTGATGTCTAAGTTGATCTTGACATCAATTGGCGCTCCTTTGTAAACCAATTCAATCTCTGGCTTATCAGGTAGTACCAATCGAATTTCTGATGGTGCGCCAATCAATTCAATAGAACTTGGAATGCCAACCACTTGGATTGAAGTAGGAATGCCGCTCGCATCAATCTTAATTGCCGGGAATGAATCCGGTACTTCCAATTTAATCGACTGTGGCAAACTAGCAGTGTCTAATATGATTGACTTAGGTAGGCTGTATGCCACCAATTCAATAAATGAAGGAATGCTATCTGCAACTATTCTGATCTCCGTAGGCAAAGGAGTGTCAGGTCCAATGATCTTAATGTCTGGAATCTTTGGAGCTTCTACTCGAATGATCTGTGGAATATCATGCAACACTCGAATATCAGGAATCTCTGGCACTCGCACAAAAATTTCTGAAGGTATGCCAACATCAGCCATTTGAACTTCAATGGGATCAAAATCACTTGATAGACCGTCATTCAATGCCGCAGACGCAGCACGGAATGCCGTAGGCCCACCACTTGGACAACTTATTGTCACCGTACATGAACAAGTTGGTGGCGTACCCCAATTGACGTTCACAGTCGGTGCAGGACCGAAACTAATTGGACCAAATGTCGGTGCAGGACCGAAACCAATTGGACCAAATGTCGGTGCAGGACCGAAACCAATTGGACCAAATGTCGGTGCAGGACCGAAACCAATTGGACCAAATGTCGGTGCAGGACCGAAACCAACTGGACCAAATGTCGGTGCAGGACCGAAACCAACTGGACCAAATGTCGGTGCAGGACCGAAACCAACTGGACCAAATGTCGGTGCAGGACCAAAGGTAA